GATAAATGCGACCTTGCAGGGATATGGAAACCGAATTACACATTAGCTTCTTATGTTATCGGAGATAAGGTTAACGAGGAACGATTGACCAACATCGATAACGGTAAACAATTCCAAGCGTTACCTGATGGTAAGATATTATGTATAGATTTTGTGCGATTCCAGTACGGAACTGAATTAAACCCAAGCAGTCCTATTCATAGAAAGGTTATTGATATTCTTTCCCGATACGAGATTGAACACGAAACAAAGAATGTAGTAGCCAAAGGCTTTAATAAACCAACGATTGAGGAAATAAAAGCCGAGATGATGAACAAATGGGATGAGCGTAACGCAACTTATCAAGATTGATGGTGGCACTAATCCAATTGTCGCTTCGTTTTTTACCGCTTCCGCAGTAGATTTTCTTTTCCATTTTGTTTGAGTTTTAATTCGTAGTCGGTGCAGGATTCGAACCTGCACTTTAAGTGCTACCAATTACACCAACCGACTTACCTTACTAAACACCGAGTTTCTTGCGGAACTGCAATGCCTGTTTACGGCTCGTGAAGTTTTTACTTACACGCTTGCCGTTTTTCTGAACTCGCACTCTGTACGATGTTCCGACTTTCTGAATGTTCGCTAACATTGACTTTAGTTTAAGGGTTAAAAAATTCCATTATCTCAAATATACTGATTTTATCAATCTCATCCGTTATTTGGTCCTCAGAAATACTCTCAGGGGCATTGTGCCAAATGATGTCATAAGTAAAGTCATAAGGCTCTCCATAAGGATTGTAAGGGGTTGGGGGTAACTCTGGATTGTACCACCACCGTAAAAGTACGAGGACCGTTATCCCTTGGATAAGAATAGGTAGTTCGGCTTTCCCTTTTTTCATTTGAGGTTTATGCTTATTGAGGTGGTAGATGTTTTAATGGGTGGGTACACAGTAACTACCTCATCCCCGATTAAAATTTCCTGCCCAGATATTGGGATTGCTTTAAGTAAAGATTGTCGCTCTTTAATTTTTGTTTCGAGGTCAGATTGTTGTTGCAAAAGGTCTGTTATAATAGGGTCTCCGCATTGACTATAATCGTACTTAACACCCATTTCCTTAATCTCAAATTTGGCATTATACTGCTCAAATGACTTGCCGTATTTGTAGGCTTCTTCCAAAGTCAGTTCTTTATACTCAGGGCTTTGGGTTATTTGCTTGATTAAATCCTCCAGACACTTAACCTGCAAATGTAACTTTAAGGGGTTTATTAAGCCATCCTTTGCACTATTTATGACCGATTGGGCAAATGATAGTCGTTCCGCTTTTGAGGTTTCAAATAGGCTTAAATCGGTGTAGGTAGTAATGTTCATTTTACAGGATAACACATCTGCAAACGATTTACCCTTCTAATGGCAAAGCTAACCCCACTCCCCAAGCTATTAAAGAAAGCACAAGCGATTTATAATGCCCACATCCGAGAACGTGATGAAAAGTTAGGTTGTATCTCTTGCGGTGGCGAAGTACAACAAGCAGGGCATTATTTTTCGCAGGGGCAACACTCCGCTTTACGATTCGGATTACCTCACACCTTAGCCTATCACAATACCAACGGGCAATGCATTAGGTGCAATATGTTTCTGCACGGAAACCTAATTAAGTACCGACAAGGCTTAGTCAATAGGTTTGGCGAAGATTATGTAAGGGAATTAGAAGCCGAGGCAGAAAACAATCGCTTAAAGAAATGGAGTAGGGCTGAACTTGAAATCATAATCGAAACCTACAAATGAAGCACTCAAATAGCTTTTATTACGACCTTGACTTTGGAGAGAAAGGGGAGGATTGGCTAAATGAACTTTTGAAAGATGGGACTAAGGTCGAAGTCAAGACAGACCGAATGGCACACGAAACCGGAAATGTTTATGTCGAGGTTTATTCCAGAGGCAAAGCATCGGGCATCTCAACCACAAAAGCAAATTACTGGATATTCATAATAGAAAAAAAAGATTATTCCTTGCTTGTTAGTGTGCAAAAGTTGAGGGATATTTGCCGGGTAATGTTTCAGATAAACGGCTTGACAAGAGGTGGAGATAGTAACACATCAAGCGGAATTTTAATACCAATAAATCTAATAACCAAATGAACACACAAGAACAAGCGAAAGAACTAATCAGAGCGTACTGCCAATTTTATGGCTTAGAACCGAAAGATTTAAGACCGAGGAAATCGGGTTATCCAATGAAGGTAGTTGTTAAAAATAGTAACTACATTAACATCGCATCGATGCGGATGGCACTTGGATACTTTTTATTTTTACATTTCCCCTTGCGGATTAAAGAGATTGCCCTACTCGTGGGATATACTGACCACTCTCCTTTGAGTTCACAACGTAAACAAATCAAATCTTACATAGAAAATAATGATGGTTATTTTATGCCATATTATTCTTCATTAGTAAATTTGGCTACCGAATTAGGGATTGATACTAAATACCAAAGAATACCTACTCAGACAATTCCTTTCGTAAGATATGAAAGCGACACCTCTTTTTTAGAAAACATCAAATACTATGAAAATGCCTAAAAGATTTACTGACACCGACATTTGGGAGAAAGAATGGTTTATGAGTTTACCCCCTGCTGAGAAATGCTTAGTTAAATATGTAAGAGATAAATGCGACCTTGCAGGGATATGGAAACCGAATTACACATTAGCTTCTTATGTTATCGGAGATAAGGTTAACGAGGAACGATTGACCAACATCGATAACGGTAAACAATTCCAAGCGT